AGTCACTAATGGATAATATTCTCCAATACGAGTCCTTAATAAAGATTTTATCGTTGAAATTGAAGTTGTAAACATCAGCAAATTCAAGCGAAAAGAAAGCCTCTAATACTCTCGCATCGGGTGCGTAAATGTTCTCAATATATTCGTTCCAATAACGCGCGTAAAGTGTTTTGTATGGGATAGATGACACCTCAGAAAGTGGTGTTTCCTGTCCAAAGTTCAAATCGTGTGAAGTAATATCCGGAATGAAATCGGAATAATGACTTACTAAATTCATTGTTGTAGTTACAATCGTATTAGAATCATCATTATAAACATTGACATCAAATGTTTCGGAGTTCTTGTAAAGTATACGTGGTGTTGGTGCTGAATACTCGTAATTGTTATTTACAAATTTAGGAATTGAATAAGGTGCTGCATTAATCGGAACTATCGGAGTTGAACCAAAATACAAAGTTATGTTTTGTTCATCCGTTGCAAAGTCATTCTGCGGATCAATCAACTCCAACCTACCGTAAACGCGGTTTCCTTGTGTGTTATAAATGCTACTAAATAAATCGGAACTCTCTTTATATGTCCATCTATTTAATCTTGCTTGGTAATCGGTTGTCGCGGTTAATGTGATGTCCTTAGTAATATCCAACAATGATGTCCAATCCTTTGCTACACCTTGCGATATGTACTCTGTAAATGGAATGAAATCAATTTCTTTTTGATTGACCTTGTTAGGTACAACTACCAAGTTGAACATCTTAAACAATGAATCAATGAACTCACTACATTTCATTACAGGCGCATTTGCTGACCAATCAATATCATTACCATAACTTGGTTTGTTAATTTGAATAGTTTTAAAATAACCTGTATTTAATGTCATCGTTCCACCCCAAGGAAGTGTACTAATGATAGGAGATGGATAAATGATAATTGGCTCAAGTGTATCATTCACTTGAAAGAAACTCATTGCATTTATGTTACCATCATTTGCGTGAACCGTTGCTCCAAAATCTTGGTTTAATACTATTTGACCAGTATTCGTATTGAAAAAAGTTAATGATGAACTTGTATCGTATGAATAGATAATATTAACATCACCACTTATAAATTCGGTATGTTTAAATCCTAATTTAAAACCTAAATTAGCAGCATCCGCTAAATCAATTTGACAAATCAAATTAGCTTCCAAATTATAATCACCACTAAACGGAATCGTGTAAACATTATTAGTCAAGTTAGGGCCATAATCAAAACCTAATGTCATATTTGGAATAGGTGCATACCATACACTTAAACTATTTGCATCAGTTATTTGAGTGAAATCTGCGATTGTTAAAGTTTGTCCTGAAATACCACCTTCAATTTGGAATCTTGCACCTTCAACGTTACCTACACTTTGCGTTGAATTAGCCTCGGATGTCCAAGGAATATACATTGCATCAAGTTCTGTAATTAGTGTACTTGAATTATCCCCAAGTTGAAAACCGCTTAATTCAATAATCTTATCAAAGATGTATTTAGCAGATACGAATAAAGTTAATTCGTTAATCTTTGGTACTTCATTTATTGAGTTAGAATAAATAGAACGTGATATTGTTTCGTTCAACATACCAACCCAATTTTGCCCCCTATCGGTTAAGCCAAAGAAAGCAATATTACTGGCATTAATAGCATCGTAATTAACATATGATAAAAGGTATGGCAAATCAACTTGTAATTGAGATGCTATATAACCTTTGAAATCATTGTCTCCGATATTCTTAAAGAAGTCCACCACGTTGCCAAAGAACACTATCTCGTATTCACTAACCTCACCATTCGAAGTGTAACAAGCCTTGAATTGGCAGTTACCCTCCAAGATTGGTATCGTGTCAACGGTGATGATTGCGTTTAGTTTTCTCTTGGGGTTGAATGAAGCAAATTGATAAGTGTTTTCTTGAATGAACCCAAATATCTTTCCGTTTGTTTGCGTTGCAGGAATGCGAAAGGTACGCGAGTACGATCCACGTGGTTTCAAGTCTTTGATGTCACTAAAGTTGAATTGTAGTGCAATCGTCTCATTTTCGTAAAGGTCGACTAATGTTGGTACATTGTCGCCTTGACTATAAATTATAAGTGCTGTTTCCATTTGTTGCTATTAAGGACAATTACCAAAACCGACTGTTACATATATGTTACCGCTAACCGTTGCACCGCCTGACCAACCTGGGATTGTTAATCTAAAGAAGTTGTTTGAAGTTGTCGTGTGAGTACCCCAAACACCCGTTGCAATTATAGGAGTTCCAGGATTTTGCAAACCCATTAAACTTGTTGAACTTCCACCGCCCGTAAGTTGGTCACCTAATTGAATAGAACCAAATCTAACCAATGTTGAAGGACAAGTAAAGTTGTAATCTATGCGCACGTAGTACGTTTCACCTGCTATTGGTGTAGCACTTAAAGCATCTTGCACACTAATACTAATATATCTGTCACGACCTGCAGCAGTTAAAACAATATTTGCAGCATTGCCAAGATTAGAACCTAATGAAATAACACCGCCCGAACTGCCTGTTATTTGTGAAAACACATTGTAATAATTACAAGCCACAGGTGCGGGAATTGGGAAAGGTGTATTCTCAATATTCAATGTCTCATTATCGTTGGCAATTTGAAGTCTTAACGTTTGGTTGTACTTGCGTGAGTTTCTTTCCCTACGCATTAAGTAGTTGTTATCTTCAACTACAACAGGAACAACCGAGTAACCATCTACGTTATCGTCAACCATCCAAACTGATTTAGAACGGAACAAATCACGCATATACTTGAACTCACTTTCGGTAAGCCAATTTGAATTTAAGTTCAAAAAGGTTTTAACGATAGGCTCTCTTTCGGTTAGTGAACGTGAGAATGCCTCGGTGCTAAATGGGTTGTCAGTTGTCGCGTTGTTATAATCTCCAAGATATTGCTTGTATCGTTTCTTTTCGACCTCAATAGACCTTTCGTTTTTCTTAATAAAGGAGTAACTATCCCAACCACCCATTTGATTAAGCCAGTACAAATGAACTGGGTTATACTTGCAGTCGCTTTCAATGTAGTATCCATAACGCGCGCTTAAATCACCATCTTCACCCACACCTGCAATCACCCAAAACATTGTATTATCCGCAGTCGTTTGGTCAATGTACCCACCATTCACCAAGTTCTTTAATCCCGTTGGTAAATGATACAACGCCCCTGCGCTTAATGTAAATGGAATATCAATACTCGCCAAACTTGTTCCACTCTCATCGTAGAAATCAATTTCGAAATTGGTAATTGATAACGTTGGATAATTCTCATTTATGAACGTTCCATCATCTGCAATAAACGAAAGTATGCGATATGCACTATCTTCTTGACCTGCTACATTAGAACGTGAAATCTTTTGCCAGTTTACAAGGGGATTTTGAAGGTTAGATGGAAGGTTAATTGCTTGAGATACCAACCCATCATTAAAGCCAAGTGTGTTGTCGTAGGCTTGTGATAATGCTAAAGGCTTTGTGTCGTTGGTACCCATAACGATAAAGTTCTGTTTACCACTACCATATACAACCATTATTTCATAATTCACAATATCGGTTTCGTCCTCGGTAAATACTCCTGCAATGTTCCAACCTTCCAAACAAAGAATGCGAAAATTATTTACATTCAAAAGTTCGGAAGTCAATGGTGCGCTAATATGAACCAAAACATCGGTTGTATTATACACCATCGGTGTAGGAACTAACTGATTGAATATTGTCTTTAAATTAAACACACCGTTCAACGCGGCATTTGGTGAAACGTAGAACACATATTCGTTACTAGTTATGTTATCCCTAACCTTAAAAATGTATTTAAAGCCATCCTCGGTTACATTATCCGAAGCCATTGTAATAGCTACATCGTTGTTTGAATATGCAAGACCATTAAACTCGGTTGATCCTTGAGCCGAAAGTCCTGTAATCTTTGTCGTTATCATACTTTTATTTTCTTTTGAAGGTTATCTTCAATTACAATTTTAATTTCTTTACCTAAAGCCTCTGCGAATTGTGGCTCGTAAACATCAACCAACTCATTAACAGCATCGCGCCAATAATAAAGCGGTGGTATACCTCTGCGACCTATAGCACGTGCAATGTTGAATGCAGCCGCTTCAATTCTTTCGGGTGTTTGCTTTACTATCTTGCCATCTAAAGAACGAACCCTAATAGGCTTTATCTTCATCCATTGGATGATTGCCTCAATCGGTGGTCTCTTTGAGTTTGCTCTACGACCTTGCTCAACTACATCGGCATATTGACTAGCTTTACCTTTGGCAAAGAACTCTAATCTACTTTTCTTTGCGTTGTAATAAAATGCAAGTGACTTTCGTAAAGTATCACTAGCAACCGCCCTACGTTTCTTTCCCTTAACCGTACGATACGCGCCGAGGTTCTGCATTGCCTTTTCAACAACGTCCGCACCAAATTGATTGATTAACTCATTTAGCGGTGAACTAGCCATTTATGAAAGTTGTATAAGCGGTGTTAGCATCCTGAATAAGCAAATCAACAAAGGCATCTATTCCTTTGTCATTTAGTGCAACTCGAAATGAATCGTATTCAACACTTTCATCCCACGCGAAAAACACGTTGTGTTCTAACACGTGAATCATTGTCACACCTTCATCAAGTTCATTTATTACGTATCTCATATCGTTATCTTTACTGATTGTCCTGAAGTCGCCGCAGCAGTCGCGCTACCCGCGTTTACGTATTGTAATGTCCATCCATCACCTGCAGCAAATGAAATTGAGTTAGCTGTGTTCGAATAAGTACCCGCAACCGAACCACCCGCAATGGTTAAAGTTAACGCGGTTGAACTTCCGTTCTTGAATAACGTAACCGCCAAAGATGCACTTGCGTTCATTGTCGCGGTTGTCCTAACATACAAATGGCTTATAGTACAAATTGACGATAATGGCAATCTTACTTGTGATTCAGTTGTTGATCCTGCTATGTTACCATAACGCGTTAAACCCGCATTTAAACCAGTTGCAGCCCCGACAATAAAGAATTGAGATTGTGATGTGCTAACCTTTGAATTTAGTTGTGTTTGAATGCTACTTGTAACCCCACTCAAATAACTCATTTCAGTAGGTGTTGCACCATTAACATTTTGAGATGTTGTAATATTACCAGTTGATCTATTGATACCAATGGGATTATCTATGTGAGCACCTGCATCGTTGTATCTGCGCACTTGAAAATCTGCTCCGCTATTTGAACCTGATTCAGTTCCATCAACACGTAATGCCCAACGTTGTACATCATCTGTCCTAAATGACAAAATTCTACTTACTCCATTATCCGCATCAATCTTAACGCGTGTAGTGGATGCGCCGCCATCTATATGTAACTTTTCAGACCCTGCGGTTATTCCTATTCCAATGCTATCAGCAGTTAGTGAATGAGTGCCTAAATCAACATCAGCAGTCGCACCCGTATAAGGTACACCACCACCGCCGCCTGTCATAGCCTTCCAAGTATTGTCAGCCGCCAAGTAATCGGTATTCGCACTTGGTGTATTGGTTGTATATTGAACTTTCTTTGCCATTAGTCGCCGATATAAGGAATATCACACGCATCCCACAAGTAATCCACCGCTAATTCGATTGATAATTGCACACCCGTTAAAACGTGGCTAAATTCTTCTACAAAAGGACTTCCATTTATTGGTGTACTCAATACAACCGATTCATCGAAGAAGTCGCCTTGTTCCAACATATTGACAAAATCACTTGCCAACAAGATGCAATCACTTATTGCTTGTTTTTGATACTCGGTTTTTTCGTCTTTGTCGCGTGGAAGGTCAGCAAAGAACACATCGAATGTATAAGACAGTTGACCTTTGTCGAAAGTTATTCCCGTTGGGGTTACGTGCATCCAGGGGTATTCCGTTTCCTTTTCCAAGTCCGCTTGTGCGATTTGTCCGTGTGTGAACCTTCTTATTAACGCGTGTTGTTCAGCGAATTGCTGAAATTTACTGACGACTACGTTATAGGTGTAAAGTGAAGATGCTGTTGCCATATATATCAAAGACGCATTTAATTACTTTTTTAGGAGTTGCTTTTGAAAAGAAAAATAATCTATCCGATACGATAGGTGCGCAAAGATTGTACTGGCTTGAGTTTCGGTTATTGTGTCGAACTTCGTTACATCCCTGTCCGCAAGTTCTTCGATAACGTGAAACCATCCGTAACGTTCGCTTAAGTCGTTTGTTGCGCCACCGCTTCCTTCATCATCTGAATCGCTGTCTCCATCTCCCTCATCATCGTTGTATCTAAAAACTCGAGGGAACGAGTCAACAATTCGTTTTCGATATTCGAAAAAAAAACCAACGCACCATTTGCGATTGATAAAGGCATATCATCGAAGACCTTTGCATTGGCTAAATGCTCAGCCGTATATGGCTCAATTTTGTACTTTGAACCAATCTCCGAGTGGATAGGTCGGTATAGGATGGATAGTATCTTATTCAGGTTCTTTGGGAAGTCCTTGCAGTTGCTTTCTAAATCCAACCATTCACCAAACGAAATCTTGTTTATATCCAGAACGAAACCGTACTTATTCCACTTATACTTGTGTTCCGCTACAGGATTCTCAATAACCGATTTAAACGCATCAATTACCTTCGTTATATCTTCGGGTGATAGTTGCCGCACGTAATCTTTAGGTTGTCCCATAATAGCGGACACCTGCCCTATCTCATTGCCTTCGTTGGTAAGAAAGTCAACGTATTGCTTAACCGTAATGGTCGAATAGTCAAGGGTTAACTTTACTTTACTCATCTCCTAATTGGTTGCTGATTAACTCTATCCATTCTTGGAATAGGTCGGTCATTGATCCTTTGGCTAACCTCTTTCTTTGTTCCTTTTGTTGTAGCCACATTCCAAACATCACACAAAGTCTGTATGTATGGTGCATTTGTTGTTCGCGTTGTTCTTCCATTAGTCAAGTGTTATTTGATTATTAATTAGTAACTCATTAAATGTCTCACGTAGTTTCTCGATT